GGTGGTGTTGTTGAAATTACAAAAGATGAGTTGCCGGATAACCCGGAGGCCAACGATTGCATCTTTGCATCTGGCAAATGGTGGCAAATAAACAACAAAGCTGAGAATGTGGAAAACCTACCGGCTGGCTACTACCAGCAAATGCTACTCGGTAAAAATTTAGATTGGATTAGATGCTATGCAGAGGGAAAATATACCTATGTACAAGAGGGTAAGTCAGTTTGGCCGGAATATGACGATAACATTATGTCTGGTGATGTTGACTTGGATCCATCGGTTCCGCTACAAATAGGATTAGACTTTGGTTTAACCCCGGCGGCGGTCATTGGCCAGCGCTTACCTAACGGAAGGTGGGTAATCCTTGATGAGATTGTTACTTTTGATATGGGTCTGGAGCGTTTTGGTCATCAACTGGTGTCCGAAATCAACGCCAGATATCCCAATATGCAAGTGCTTGTATGGGGTGACCCAGCCGGTATGGCGCGAGATGCAATCTATGAGGTTACCGCTTTTGACTTCCTCAAAACCCTAGGACTTAAGGCCCAGCCAACACCATCTAATGACTTTAAGGTGCGCCGAGAGTCTGCGGCCGCGCCCATGCAAAGACTTATTAACGGGAAACCAGGGCTAATAGTTGACACAAAATGTAAATTATTACGAAAATCCTTGGCTGGTGGGTATCACTTTAAGCGTGTATCAGTAGGATCAGGGCAAGAGCGCTTTAGAGACGCACCAAATAAGAATGAACACTCCCATGTGGGCGATGCCTTTGGGTATCTCTTGCTTGGTGGCGGTGAATATAAGCGTATGACCAGGGGTGGCTTGGGCGCGACTAAGACTTTTGTGGCCCAGACTGTAGCTAATAGCGATTTTGATATATTTGGCTGATGAAGATATCTATTCCATACGAACTTCTTAACGAGGATATGCATAAGCGCAGAGGCTTGTTCACTCTGCCATTCGTTATCGATCACTTTGACCAGATGGATATTGACCAACCAGAACTATTGGCGGTGTCTAGAGGTTACGGCATCCGCGATATGGTCTCTAGCCAGGCTCAACTCGGTACGGCCATTACTATTTTCTATCATGGTAAACCCGTAGCTATTGTTGGCATCATATTGTTCTGGGGTGGAGTTGGTGAGATGTGGTCATTGTTCGATCACCAGGCCAGGAAGATGCCAGCCACAATGGTTAGATGCGCTTTATCGTTTATAGATATCGCTATGAGATATCTAGACTTGCATAGATTGCAAATAACAGTTAGAACTGATGACAGTCGTGCTATTCGTTATGCAAAGGCTCTGCATTTTGAGACTGAATGTGTAATGAAAAAGTATGGCCCAGACAAAGTTGATTCTTATTTGATGACGAGGTTATAAATGGGTGGATTATTTGGCGGTAAGCCTGATACAAGCGGAGCAGAGCGCGCCGCCGCTGAGACAAAAGCTCAGACAGAGGCATTGCAAAAGCAATCGGCAGACGAAAAGCGGATGCTTGCAGAACAGAATGCGGCACGCCAAAAGGCGCGATTGCGTGGTGGTAGTCGGATGCTATTGTCCGACACTCGTTTAACTCCAGAAACTGGCGTACAGACGCTTGGCTCTGACAAAACAGGAGTAATGTAATCATGGGTGGAGCAGTTAGATCAGTAGCGCAGACAGTAGGTCTTGCCGCAAAACAACCGCAACAAGCGGTCCAAAATGTTATTGATGCAAATGCAACAAAAACAGAAACAAAAGCAACAAGAACTCAAGAAGAAGAAGGCGCGCGTATGCGTGCATCTCGCCGCCGCGGCCGTCAGTTGTTATCTGATGCCCGTCTAAACCCAGAGGCTGGATCACAGACTCTAGGTGGAGGCTCCAACCTTGGATAAGATGAAGGATAAGTTCCAGAAAAAAGTCGGCAAAGTAATGCGCGAATATAAAGCTGGTGGCTTACATTCTGGCAAGGGTGGCCCGGTTGTTAAGGATCAAAAACAGGCAGTAGCTATTGCTATGTCCGAAGCTCAAAAGGCAACTAAAAAATGAAGATAGAAGTCTGCATTGAAGATGAAGAAGGCATGAAGAAAAAGCCTAGCGCTCCTACTGCTTTTCAGAAAAAAGTTGCGGCAATGCTTGCAAAACAAAAAGGCAAGAAAGCGCCAGACGAGTATGACTTTGAAAAAGCTAGAGAACTTGAAGAGGAAGATTAATGGCTATCGAAGTCAAGCGAGAGTCGCTTGATACAAAATCTCGCCATGTATCACCAGCCTATGTTGATAGAGATGGATTACATTATCTATCTGGATCTGATAGACCTTTTCCAATTGTTGATGTTAACCACTTAAGGTTGCATGAAGGTAGGGCTTACTATGTCTACCGCGTTGAAACTTCTTTAGCAGTTAACGGAAATCTTGATATTGCAATTGCTTGGCCATCTGGCACATTACCGCACGCAGTATTTAATTACCAATGCGGAGGAGAATCAAGGTTTTATGTGTACGAGGCTCCAACAACTAGCGGTGGCACATCTCTAACCATTCATAGGCGTAATCGCGCGCTAGAAACAACTAGCACAGGCGCGGCCGTATATGCTCCAACTGTGTCTAATTTAGGTACAGAAATTTTTGGTGAGATTATTACCAGCGGTAAAGGTGGTTCTGGGGCTGGCGGTGGTGGGTATACATACGAGTATGTATTAAAACCGCTAACAACATATCTTTTTAGATTAACAAATATAAACTCTCAAGCGCATCTTGCTGAGTTATTAATTGAGTGGTACGAATAGGAATAAATATGGCTGAAATGAAATTAACCCCTAATGATATTCTTAAGCGCCATGAGATTGCTCTGCGTAAAAAAGAAGATTTTAGATCCCTATATGACGAGGCTTATGAGTTTGCCTTGCCACAACGCAACCTATATGACGGCTACTATGATGGAGCAGTAGGCGGCGCTAAAAAAATGAATCGAGTATTTGATGCAACTGCCATCAATTCAACTCAGCGCTTTGCTAACCGCTTACAGTCAGGCATCTTCCCACCACAAAGAAAATGGTGTCGTTTAGAAACTGGCCCAGATATTCCAGCAGATCGTAAGCAAGAGGCCGCGGCCGCGCTTGATATCTATGCAGACAAGATGTTTGCAACTCTCAAGCAATCTAACTTTGATATTGCTATGGGTGAGTTCTTATTGGATCTCGCGGTAGGTACTGCCGTTATGATGGTTCAGCCTGGTAACGATACAAGCCCTATTAACTTCATTCCTGTGCCACAGTTCTTAGTAGCATTTGAAGAGGGTGCGAATGGCCAGGTAGACAATGTATACCGCCGTATGCGTATCAAGGGCGAGGCAATTATCCAGCAATGGAAAGATGCCAACATCCCAGCAGATCTGCAAACCAAGATCGATCTAAAGCCTACAGAAGATGTAGAGTTGATTGAGGCAACAGTACTAGATCCTAAGCGCGGTGACTTTATGTACTATGTCATCCACAAGGAGACAAAGCAAGAGTTAGTATTCCGTAGACTCAAGGTTAGCCCTTGGGTAGTCAGCCGCTATATGAAGGTTGCTGGCGAGATCTATGGTCGTGGTCCATTGATTACTGCTTTACCTGATATCAAGACTTTGAATAAGACTCTTGAGTTGGTATTGAAGAATGCATCTCTAGCTATCTCCGGCGTTTATACCGCGGCTGACGATGGTGTGCTAAACCCAGCCACAGTCAAAATCGTACCAGGTGCAATTATTCCTGTTGCGAGAAACGGCGGCCCACAAGGTGAGTCTTTACGCCCATTGCCGCGTGCCGGAGATTTCAATGTATCTCAAATTATTATGAATGACTTACGCATGAATGTTAAGCGCATCTTGCTAGATGAGTCATTACCTCCTGATAATATGAGCGCTCGTTCTGCTACAGAAGTAGTAGAGCGTATGAAAGAATTAAGCCAGAACTTAGGCTCTGCATTTGGCCGCTTAATCAACGAAACAATGATTCCATTAGTAAGCAAGATTTTGCAAGTAATGGATGACCGCGGATTGATTGACTTGCCATTACGCGTTAACGGCCTTGAGGTTAAGGTTGCACCAGTTGCTCCGTTAGCTATGGCTCAGAATATGGAAGATGTAACCAATGTCGTACAGTTCGTACAGATGGCTCAACAGTTTGGCCCAGAAGGACAAGCAACGCCTAAGATGGGTGAAATTATTGACTACATTGGTGACAAGCTGGGCATTCCAGTTAGTCTGCGCTTTGATAAAGCAGAGCGTGATTACAATATTCAGCAACTACAACAACAGGCCGCTCAGGTTGCAGAAACAAACCCTGAGATGGTTCCCGAAATGATGAAGATGGCTGGAGCCTAATAGATGAATGTAGAGGGATGGGAAGGTCTGCAAGAGCAGACAACCGATATCCGCGGCGCAGAACAGGCCGTAGAAGATTTAAACAAATTATGCCTCAGAGTACTTGCATCTGAGGATGGAGAAAAACTGATGAAGTGGTTAAGAGCCACTTTATTAGAGCAACCAGTTGCCTTGCCTGGTGCTGATCCAAGCTATGCTTTCTACCGAGAAGGTCAGAATAGTATTGTTCGAGATCTTGAAGCAAGGATTCAAAAAGCAAGGAAACTATAACAATGGAAACAACCGAAGCAGTCCAACCCACAGAAGGTAGTGGTGGCCTATTGGACTCAGTTAGTTTATCAACTGAGAGCCAGGTTAATGATGGTAAGCCACAATCCACAGAAATAAGTCATCTAGCACCAAAAGAAGATGATAGCCCACTAGATCGCCCAGATTGGTGGCCAGAGAACTTCTGGAAGAAAGAAAACGCAGAGCCTGATCTTGAGGGTATTGCTAAGTCCTGGATGGACCTACGCAAACAGATATCGCAAGGCAAACATAAACCGCCAGCAGATGGCAAATACGATGCAAGCGCATTCGGATCAATTCCAGAGGATGACCCAGTTCGCGGCCATGTAATGACCTGGGCGCAAGAGAATGGGATATCGCAGTTAGCGTTAGACTCATTGGTTAGTAAGGTAGTTGGAATGTCAGCCCAAAAAGCTGAGGTTATCCAAAAATCACTAGCTGAAGAGAAAGCCGCGCTTGGCCCTAATGCAGATGTCGTAATTAAAGGTATGACAGAATGGGCGCAAGGCCTTGTAAACAAAGGAGTCTGGGGTAAGGATGACTTTGAAGAATTTAAATACATGGGCGGTACTGCTAACGGAATCAAGGCATTAATGAAGTTGCGCGAGTCCTATGAGGGCAACCGCATTCCAACACAATCAGTACCAGTAGACGGCGCTCCATCTAAAGATGAGTTGTACCAGATGGTTGCAGATCCTAAATACAAAACTGATCCAGCATATAGGGCGAAGGTTGAGCGTATGTTCAGCCAAACCTTTCAATAAACTCTTCACGAGAGGTGGCTTGCCCCGGTGCAGTACGGCCGGGGTTTTTTTATTCCTATAAAAAACTGTTGTATTTCTCTGACACTTCTGCTAGAAACTCCATAAGGCATACCATTTAATTGGCCCTTGATGCAGATGAATCTGACGATTGGCTCCCGTAAGTAGCAAGCGAATGGCCCAAAGCACCGGCATACCAATGCGACAAACCCTTTTAATTTTTATCTATTTTGGAGATTTCAAATGAGCGTATCTTTATCAAACGCCTTTGTAACCCTCTTTGATGCTGAGGTAAAACAGTCCTACCAGGGCAAAGCAATGTTGGTAGGTGCAGTTCGTCAGCGCAGAGGAGTCGAAGGTTCTACTGTTAAGTTCCCTAAAGTTGGCAAGGGCGTAGCTACACCACGCATCAGCCAAACCGATGTAACCCCATTGAATGTTGCATTCTCAAATGTAACTTGTACTTTGGCTGATTACAATGCCGCTGAATATAGCGACATTTTTTCTCAAGCTAAAGTTAACTTTGACGAGCGTTCAGAGTTGGTTCAAGTTCTTGGTAATGCTATTGGCCGCCGTCAAGATCAAATGATTTTGGACGCTTTGGCCGCATCTAGCACATCATTGACTGTATCTAACGATATCGGTGGTAGCGATACCAATATGAATGTGGCTAAATTGCGCGAAGCTAAGAAGCTATTGGACAAGAACAATGTACCGCCAGAAGGCCGTCACATCATTCTTCACGCTAATGGTTTAGCATCTTTGTTGTCTGAGACTGCCGTTACATCTTCTGACTTCAATACTGTTAAAGCATTGGTAGCTGGTGAAATCAACACTTTCTTAGGCTTTACTTTCCACATCATGGGTGACCGCTCTGAGGGTGGCCTTGCAGTTGACGGATCTTTAGACCGCACTTGCTTTGCTTTCCACAAAGATTCTATCGGTTACGCTGAAGGTATTGCCCCACGCACAGAAATCAATTACATCCCAGAAAAGACATCGTTCTTAGTGAACTCTGTATTCTCTGCTGGTGCAATTGCTATCGATGCAGAAGGTATTGTCCAAATCACCGCTCGCGAATCTTAATCTAAGGAGAGACTGAAATGGCATATTCCGCAACTGGTTTAGTAACTGTAGCCGCATCGAAGGCTGGTAATGCACCATCGATGTATTTGTATAAAACTGCTGACACACAGGCAACTGTAAATAGCTCTGGCTATTTCAATAGCTTGTCTACAATGTTGTCAGTTGGCGATATCATTTTTGTATATGACACAACTACCCCATCTTTGGTATTGACTTATGTCAATGCTAATAGCTCTGGTGTTGTTGACATTGCAGATGGTACAACTGTAAGCGCAACAGATACTGACTAACAGTATTTAGTATCAAAATGGGCTATTTTCTGGTAAAACAGGAGATAGCCCATTATTACATGGAGAATATAAATGGCCGCTGGTGATACCGCATTATCGATCTGCTCAGACGCATTAGTAATGCTAGGTGCAAAACCTATCTCATCTTTTAATGAGGGTACAGATGAGGCATCTATCTCCGATCGTTTATATCACGACATCAAGAGCCAGGCTCTTATGTTATATCCCTGGTCTTTTAGCTTTAAGAAAACCTCAATTGCTCGGTTGATTACTACGCCAACAAATGAGTACAAATACGAATATCAATTGCCAGGAGACCGCATTGGCTCTCCTCGTGCAGTTTATGATACTGCCGCAACAGGCATCCCACCGCGTAAAGAGTACCGGATTATGGGTAGCAAACTGTTAACCGATTACGAAACTGTTTATATTGATTATCAATATGCAGTACCAGAGTACGAGTTGCCAAGCTATTTTGTGCAACTGCTCAAATATATGATGACATGGCATCTGGCATTACCAATTACAGACCAAACAGACAAGAGCCAGTACTGGCAATCTGTTGCAGTTGGTGGCCCAGGTGAGAATGGTCGCGGAGGATATCTGCGCCAGGCAATGAATATCGATGGCGTTAATCAACCAACAAATGCTATCAATGACTTCTCTCTTATTGCGGTGAGGTATTAATGAGCCGCTTTGTCTCGATACAGACAAACTTCTCTACCGGTGAATTAGACCCTTTACTTAGGGCAAGGGTAGATTTAACTGCGTACTCTAATGCTTTAGAAGAAGCTACAAATGTAGTATGTCAGCCACAGGGTGGTATTCGCCGCCGTCCTGGCTTACGCTATCTTGCAAGCCTACCTAATAGCGGTACTGAGTCAGCCGCTAATGGCGTGCGCTTAGTTGAGTTTGAGTTCTCTACAACCGATAGCTATATGCTTTGCTTTACGCACAATCGGATGTATGTGTTTAAAAACGAGGCACTTGTTACAAACATTAATGGTACGGGTAATCCCTACCTAAGCACATCTGGTGTTGGCCTTGTTGGATCAGTTCTAAGCAATATTGTCTGGACCCAATCTGCTGACACTTTAATTGTTGTTCACCAGGATGTGGCCCCAGTTAAGATTGTTCGCGGCGCTGATGATGCGTCATGGACTGCTACTCAGGTTTACTTTGATAGCGCGCCATCATACGCATTTACTGCGTCAACTACTAACCCATCTGGCACTCTGACTCCATCAGCAGTATCAGGCAAGGTTACATTGACTGCATCTTCTAGCGTATTTACATCTGGTAGCGTTGGCCAATATGTCAACGCAACACCACAGGGTCGCGCCAAGATTGTGAAGTACAACTCTGGCACATCTGTCGATGCAATTACAGAGTTCCCATTCTTTAACACTTCTGCCATTGCAAATGGATCTTGGGAATATGAGTCTGGTTACGAAAATGTTTGGAGTAGTACACGCGGTTATCCTCGGTCTGTTACTTTCCATGAAGGTCGCTTGTACTTTGGTGGTTCTAAGTCTCGCCCTAGTACTATATGGGGTTCTAAAGTTGGTCTCTTTTTTGACTTCCTGGCTACAGAAGGTTTAGATGATGACGCAGTTGAGGCCACATTAGATACCAATACTTTCAACGCTATCGTTGATATTATCTCTGGTCGCGACTTACAAGTATTCACAACTGGTGGCGAGTTCTATGTACCGCAAAATGGTCTAGATCCAATCACCCCTACCAACTTCTTTGTTAAGACCGCAAGTCGTAACGGCATGAAGGAAGGTATACGAGTTCAGCAGTTAGAGTCTGGCACATTGTTTGTACAACGCCAGGGCAAGTCGCTTAATGAGTTTGCTTACACAGACACACAGTTAACCTATGTGACTGCCAAGATCTCATTGCTTGCTGGCCACCTACTACGCACACCATCACGCATGGCATTACGCCGTTCTGTTGCTACAGACGAGAATGACTTGCTTTTAGTAACTAATGTGGATGACGGCACAATGGCCGTATTCTCATTATTACGCGCCCAGAATGTTATTGCTCCATCTAAGTTCACTACTGTAGACGGATCATTTGTTGATGTTGGAGTAGATATCTCTACTATCTACACAGTTGCAAAGCGCAATGTAAACGGCACAAACCAATACTATGTTGAAGTGTTTGATAATGACTTGCTAACAGACTCCGCTAAAACTGGTGGAGCCGCATCATCTGTAGCAATGAGTCACTTAGCTACTGAAACAGTTGAGACTATTCTCGATGGTGCAGTCATGGCAGAGCAAGCAGTACCAGGCGGTGGCACAGTAACATTCCCACGCGCATCAGCTACTAGCTATGAGGTTGGTTTACCAATCAATGTGCGCGCAGTCACAATGCCTGTTGACATTAAATTGCAAACCGGTACTCGTATTGGATTTAAAAAGCGTATTGTTGAAGTTAACGCATTAGTGTCTGAAACTCAACACATGAAGATTAATGGTATTGAAATACCATTTAGACAATTTGGATCTATCTTGGATGAGGCGGTAGCTGAGTACACAGGGACAAAAACTGTTCATGGTTTACTTGGATATACACAAGACGCAAAGATTACTGTTGAGCAAGATGTACCATTAAAAATGACATTACTCGGTTTAGAGTACAAAGTATCAACGCATCAAGGGACATAACTATGAGATTCTCAAGACAAGATATTAAGATGTTTGATGGCCCAATTGGAGATCCAATGGGCGGCCCAGCGGCAAACAAAATTACTGGTGGTCAAAGATATCAAGACCCGGTAAGCGCCAGCGTTGCAATTACATTGATGTTGGTTAGCGCATATGGTTCATATGAGGCTGGCCAAGATAAAAAGAAAATGTATCAGATGCAAGCTAAACAGGCTGAAATTGAGTCTGGTCGCAGAGCGGTTCAATATGAGATCCAAGCCAATCAAATCCTATCGCGTACAAATACTGCATTAGCAAGTACTATTGCTCGTGGCTATGCTGGTGGCACACAAGGCTTTGAAGGCTCTGCCGCATTAGTTCAGCAGATTAGTCAGACTAAAGGCGGTAAAGAGTTTATGTTTGCATTAGACAATGCCGATATGACTCGCAGAGGTGGATTGATCCAAGCATCTCTCTATGAGCAATCAGGAGACATTGCTGAAAAAACTGGCACATACGAGGCTATCGGTAAAGTTGGCCAAGCGTTTGCCGCTTATGCAAGTATTGGTAGCGCACCTGGCGCTGGTAGCACAACAGACATTATGAGCGGTAAGACTGGTACTGGAGGTTTTACTCCAACATCTGGCAACTCGTTTGTTGTATAGGATAAATCATGGCTGAACTTCAAACATACCAACCTACAGGATATCTGCCGGCAGATGTGCCGCGTATGGATTACGCAAACATTAAAGAGAGCGTAATCCAGACTCAGACTATCAGCGCACAGATTGATAAGTTGGCTAACTTTGCATTTAAGAGTGCAACAGAATATGCCCAGCGTCAGGGTATGCAATACGGCGCAGAGAATCAGCCAACGCCAGAGCAAGTAATGATGGCAATGAAGGAGGGTAAAAACCCATCCGAATTGTTTGCTAAACCTGGCACATACTTTGGTGATGCCGCGCGCAAAATCCAGGCTGGACAATTGCGTAGTGAGTTAGAAGTTAAAGGCCGTCAAGAGTTAGCAATGTTAAGCGCCGCAGTAGACTCTGGATCTTTTAGCTTAGAAGAGGTGCAAACAACTATCAAGTCAATGACTGCTGGTTATGCAAAGGCTTTAGGATCTGTTGATGCTGAAGAGGGTCTTAAGTTCCGCAGTTCTATGGCTACTGCCGCCAATGCGGTATATGTAAAAGCTACAGAGAATTACGCAAAGATTTTTGGTGAAGGCCAAATGGCTCTTGCTGACGATGCTATTGCTCCATCAGCCACAATTATTGCTGATACATTAAAGGCTGAGAAAGATCCAGCAATGTTATTAGAGCGCGTAAAGGTAGAGCGTAGCCGCGTATTTGATATTGCAAAGCAAACTGGTAATCCAGAATTTGTTAAAAAGACAATGGATGCTTTTCAAAAGCGAGTATTAAATGCAATCGTTGATTACACAACATCTACAGACTTTGCTAAAAAACCATCTGAAGGTATTAAGCGTATTAATGATGGTGATTTTGGTAGCTTAAACGAATTAGTTAAGATTGTTGATAAAGACAAATTGCGTAAGGCATATGTTGACCGCTTAGGTGAAGAGGCCGTTATGTGGAATCGTTCACGCGATGCCGCGACTGCAAAGAATTACGATGAGGCAATGGATATCCGCGAACAGATCTATACAGGAAAACTTAGCGGTCAAAATGGACTAAGCAGATTAAAGGCTCTTGGTGTTGATATATCAATTGAAGAGCGCAAGGCAATGCTTAATGGTGACATTGGCGGTGGCAATGCAGAGTTGATGGGCCAGCTAGAGTCATTAGCAGATCGCCAAAAAGTTGGTGAGGATTACTTTGATAATCTAGCCAGATCTAAAGTTATCTCTTGGAAACAAGCGAACACACTTAAGAAAACTGTACGCCAGGATAATCCTGAGATGAGCAGAGCAAACCAGTTTATTCAAAACAAATTAAGATTTGC